CGTTCATGTTCTCATGAATTGCCGTGAAAAAGCTAAAGAAAAGTATCGTAATTTTGTGAACAGTGCAAAGGTACCAGAGGTAGAAGCTGGACTGTGTCTTAGAATTGCTGAATGGCACAACGATACTGACCTCAGCGTTCTGATTGGCTTAATCAGTGCTTACATGGACGCCGTACAAGTGCAACTGGATGCAGGTGGTACCCTTGGCCCCCTTGCGCCGCTAACGGCCACCCAGCGGCAAAAAACAGGGGGTAGCGGACGTTCTAACGGTGCCACCACCCAAGCCACCGCTTCTAGCGCGTCCACAGACGTCGGTATTAATCATCCTTTCCCATTTGGTTATTGTCCAGGTGATCTCTAATGATCATTAAAGGATGGGCATCAGTGTTTGGTGAGATTGATATTGAAAGTGAAGTAATAGTTAAAGGGTGTTTTAAGAAAGACTTAAAGAAATTAACATTCGCTAGACCAATGCTTCTTGAACACAACACAGATAAAGTTATTGGAAGATGGGATATCATTAAAGAAAAAGAATATGGTCTATGGTGCGAAGGAACAGTGTTCGATGAAACCACACAGTTTTGGATTGATAAATGTGGAATATCTGGCCTTTCAGTACTTTTAAATGAAGTTAAAAAGAAAAGAATTAACGGTCTATGGTATCACGTAAAAGGAGAGATAGAGGAAATATCTGTGTGTTGTACCCCTATGAATAGAACAGCAAGAATTGTGGAAGTCATCAATGGTAAAGCAGACTAAACAGCAAGAAGCTAAAGCTAGGAACAGCGGAGAGTCCCCGTTGCAAATGTCGATGTTCATGCCCAAAGCAGAATGGAGACCTCCCTCTATTTCTGACCTTCCTTCTTGGGCTGGTGCAAAAAGGATAGCTATTGATGCTGAAACAAGAGATCCATCAATCAGTGCTGGACTGGGAACCGGACAAATGCGAGACGGCTATACCGTTGGATGGGCTTTTGCCATTGATGGAGGACCTAAACACTATTTACCTTTTCGACACGAAGGAGGTGATAACCTGGACGAAACAGAAGTCCTTCGATACCTTAGAGATAACATCAAAAATTACCGAGGGGAATTCGTTGGGGCAAATCTTGCCTATGATGTCGACTACGGATACAACGATGGATTTGAATGGCATAGAGATGCTAAATTCAGAGATATACAAATCGCCGATCCCCTTATCAATGAACTTGAATGGTCCTACTCTCTCACTAACATCGGTAAGCGTCACGGAATTGAAGCCAAAGATGAGACGCTTCTTATTGAAGCAGCAAAAGCACATGGACTGGATGCAAAGAAAGGTCTTTGGCGGCTACCAGCTCGTTTCGTCGGAGCTTATGGTGAACAAGACGTCACCTCTCCACTTGATATCCTACGAATGCAAGAAGAGAAGATTGAGGCGGCGGGATTGCGTGAGATATGGGACCTTGAAACAGACGTTCTCCCCGTACTCGTAAGAATGCGACGTCGTGGTGTGCGGATTGATTTTGAAAAACTAGAGTCTATTGAAAAATGGGCCTTAGACGAAGAGAAAAAAGCGTTAGACCTTGTGAAACGTGAGACAGGCGTCTCTATTGGGTTGGACAACATCTGGAAACCGAACCTCATAGCTCCTGCTCTTGAAGATATAGGTATGCGACTCAATAAAACTACGACTGGAGCACCACAGATTGATAAAGCTCTGCTCGGAGGTTCAGACCATCCTGTCCCTAACGCTATTCTTCATGCACGTAAAGTAAATAAGATCAGGACAACTTTCTCTGCGTCAATCCATAAATATGCTGTCAAAGGTAAAATACATTGTTCTTTCAAACAGATTGCAGCAGAAACAGAAAGCGGTGTTCAAAAAGGTGTTCGCTACGGTAGACTATCAGCCATTGATCCTAACTTGCAACAACAACCAAGTCCTGATCGAGACCCTGTAATCGCCGGTGAATGGAGGAAGATCTTCATACCAGAGGAAGGGGCAATCTGGGGCTGCAACGACTACTCTCAACAAGAGCCTAGGTGGACGACACATTTCGCAGCGCTCATGGATTTCCCAAAGGCAAGAGATGCCGCCAAGCGTTATCGTGAAGACCCAAGTACAGACAATCATGAAATGATGACTCGTATAGTTAATGGTGACAGCATTGTCGATAAGTGGATGTCGCAAAGCCCAAAGCAATTCAAACTAGAGCGAGGATTCTCTAAGGCTATCTACCTTGGGTTATGCTACGGAGAAGGTGGAGCTAAACTCTGCGTGGACATCGGCAAACCTACTCGTTGGGCACATATCTCAGGATGGGGTAAAAAACGCCGCATTGAGTACCATGACAGCAAAGAAGATGCGATGTCAGCCCGAATGGATATGGGAACAGGTTACTATAAAGAGATGGCTGGTGAAGAGGGTCAAGAGATACTGGATAAGTTCGACAGAGAAGCACCTTTCGTTGGAGCCTTGGCGAAAGCTGCGTCAGCAAGGGCTGAAGCTAAAGGATTTGTCAAGACAATATTTAATAGACACCTTCATTTTGAACAACGAGATGATGGTTCTTACGATTACACCCACAAAGCCCTGAACAGAGTTATCCAAGGTTCTTCTGCCGATCAAACTAAACTTGCCTTGGTAGAGATTGATAAAACTGACGCCTATCTACAACTACAGGTCCACGATGAGACTGATGGTAGTTACGGATCAGTTGCAGAAGCTGTTGCTGTCGGAGACATAATGAGAGACTGCGTTCTAAAGCGTTGTCGTCCACTTGTGCCGTTCAAAGTAGACTGTGAAGTTGGGCCTTCGTGGGGAGAAATTAAGAGTGTCTGATGTATGTAGTGTAAAGGGATGTAATTTCAAAGGAACTCTCAAAGCTGAAATGTGTGGTAAGCATAGAACACATAGCGACAGAAAAAGGTTTAACATGAATTCTCAACTTCAGAAACAGGTCCTCGGTTGGGCCGAAGGACAATTCGGAGTAAATCCTGAATTGAAAATCGCAATCCGTGGTAACAAAGAGATGGCTGAACTTGTTTCAACTATTTCCAACGGAATGGGAAAAAAGTCTATCGGCGAGGAATGTGCTGATGTAGCTTTTTTCCTAATTCAGATTTGCGAGAAAAACGGATTTGACCTAATGAAAGAGGTTGAAGCTAAACTCGTAATAAATCGCAAACGAGAATGGGGTATCGCCTCTGATGGTTCCCACCAACATATCGAAGGAACATAACTTGAAACACTGTATGATAGACTTAGAAACATTTGGTACCTCAGCGGGTTGTGTCATTCGCTCAATCGGCGCTGTTGCTTTTGATCCTAGAACTCCTCGTTTGGGCGCAGAGTTCTACAAGAATATTACGGAAGAAGATCAAATTGCATGTGGAGCTTTCAAAGATCCATCCACTATCAAATGGTGGGATTCGCAAGGCGATTCTGCTAAAGAAATTTTGGAACCAAACCAGATGGATCTAAAAACTGTTGTCAATGGATTCAACAATTTTTGGAAAGAAAATAAGTTAAAATTCGCTTGGTCTCAAGGATCTAACTTTGATAGTGTCTTATGGGAAGCAACTTGTAAGTTAGTCGGCGTTAGACCACCTTGGCAGTTCTACAATACCCGAGACACTCGAACTGTCTACGACATGGCTGGTCTTAACACAAAGACCATTCCTCGCAAAGGAATCTACCATTATGCTTTGGATGACTGCAAACATCAAGTTCGATGTGTTTACAAATCTTACATGATGCGCGATGGAGTAACTGAACGATGAATGATGATAAAATGTTTATGAAACACGCAGTTCATGCAAGCAAATTCAGTCCTGATCCTTCCACGAAAGTAGGTTCAGTGGTTGTTCTTGGGGGCGCTGTGTTCTCCGTAGGCTTCAACCAATTTCCTAGTGGAGTACTAGAAAGTGATGAAAGACTGAACGATCGTACTCAAAAATACCCAAGAGTAATACATGCAGAAGCAAACGCTCTCGTCGAAGGGGCAAGATTGATGCATCGAGAACGACCACTTCTTGGGTTTGAATGGGCCACTCTCTACACCACCGAATTTCCTTGCTGTTCCTGCTGTGGGCTGATTATTCAACATGGTATTAAGAGAGTTGTGTCCCAAGATTTAAGTAGTGATTACGCCGAAAGATGGGCAGAACAGATTGAAATCTCTAAGTCTATGTTTAGTGAATCTGGCGTAGAACTAGTGGTAATTCCCCGATAACTAGAGGTTGTCAATTGCCACCTCAACAGCTAGTATAAAGGTTCACGATATGTCGGAAGCTACCTCACGTTCAAACTTAGTTAAAAGGCTTAAAACGCTTGACGCGGTGTCAATCGAGAGTCCTTCTACAGGACTAGGAATTCCGGACGTATTTTTTATCGGCGGGGTGATCGAATGTAAGTGGTTAAGATATTGGCCTAAGACGGCAGATACAAAACCAGTGAAATTCGGTCACCCTTTATCCAAAGAGCAGCAAGTCTGGCTTTGGCGAAGAGAACATCGAGGAGGATTGGCGCTAGTGTGTGCGCAAGTTCAGAAGTCTTGGTTCTTTTGGTCAGGAAAGCAGATCAAGGAAGAGAAACTATGGGACAACATGACGAGACCGGAAATGATATCAAAAGCCCTGCTCTATTACCCGAACGGACTACAGACAGAAAGCCTCTTGAGCTTTCTCAAGGAGAACGCAGCTTAATTTATCGACGTCGTATGGGTTTCAGTCAGAAACAAATGGCAGCTATTTCTGGCGTCAAGCGACGCAAATATAGCGAGATGGAAACACAAGGGGTTGATAGTCTAGCTATCGTAGCTTCTGTTGATCCACTAACCAAAGCTGAGGAGTGTCTCATAATGAGACGTCGCTCTGGGTGTACCCAACAGTATTGCGCTGACTCTATGGGAATTACTCGATATTGGTACAACCTTATGGAAAACGGCAAAGCGCCTTCCATTAAACTGGAGGTTTTCTGGAATGAAAGGTGAGTCACAACGCGCTATAGATTTCCTACAAAAGTTCTACCCAAAGGGACCTTGGCTTCTCACCTCAATTCAAACAGATCGTAAAGCTATTGACACAAAACCGTTCGGTCCGAAATCAATTGAAGAGTGTATGTTTTGGCTTGAAAAATACAACGGTGATCGCAATATATATTTCACGGTCAACCAGCCTAACATTGCTTTTCTAAAGTCAAGTGGAGTCAAAAAACCAAACAAAGAAGACATGTTTGAAGCTCATTGGTTGCATGTCGATATAGACCCAGCGGAAGCTTCAGCAGACGAAAAAGATATGGATGGTTTCATTAAAATGGAACGAGAGCGTATCCTGAGCGTATTGACTGATCGTTTACCAAAAGGCATAGAAAAACCAACGGTGATCATATTCTCCGGTGGTGGATATCAGGCTTTCTGGAAATTAGATAAACCTTTCCGAATAGATGGAACTGAAACAGCGTGGAGTGAATTTGAACTATACAACAAACGTCTAGAACAAGTGTTCGGAGGCGACCACTGCCACAACGTAGACAGGATAATGCGACTTCCTGGGACAGTTAACGTTCCTGATGCAAAGAAACGCAAAAAAGGCCGCACAGAGCAACTCGCAAAGCTGTTAGAGTTTGACAAGAAAAACTCTTATTCAATAGAAAATTTCAAGAAAGCGCAGGCAGTTCAAACTTCAGGTCCTGGACGCCATGATGGTGGTGAGTACGGTATCAAAGTTGATATTCCTGGGAATGTTGAAAAAATTGCTGACCTAAGTGAATTAGACGTGTGGGAAGTTCCCGATAGAGTTAAGGTTATTATCGCACAAGGACAGCATCCAGATCAACCAAAAGAGGGTGATAATTCTCGGTCTGCTTGGCTGTTTGATTGCGTGTGTTCGCTGGCCAGATGTAACGTTCCAGACGGTGTTATATTTGCAATTTTGACCGACCCTGAGTGGGGGATTGCGAGCAGTATTGTTGAGCTCAAAGGAGGTGCTGAAAAGTATGCAATTCGCCAGATCAAGCGGGCAAAAGAGTACAGTGAAGATCCCCATCTAACAAAGATGAACGACCGACATGCAATTATCGGTAACATTGGAGGAAAGTGCCGCGTCATCGAGGAGATCGAGGATGATGTTCTGCACCGCAGTCGTATCACAATGTCAAGTTTCGAAGATGTTCGTAACAGATATGGTAACATTCAAATTCAAATCGGTTCTACTGACAAGGGTGATCCTGTTCATATCCCCTTGGGTAAGTATTGGATTAATCACCGAATGCGTAGACAATACGACACTATGAAGTTCATGCCTCAGGGTGATCAACCAGGAGTTTATAATTTATGGCGAGGATTTAATGTAGAGCCAATTCCCGGCGATTGTTCTATTTATCTAGAGCATCTAAAAGAAAACGTATGCAGTGGAGACAAAGGACATTATGATTACCTCATTAAGTGGATGGCAAGAGTTGTTCAGACACCTGCAAGTCCGGGAGAAGTTGCGATTGTCCTTAGAGGAGGAAAAGGTACTGGTAAAGGCTATTTCGCAAGAACATTCGGCAGGCTCTTTGGAAGACACCATCTTCACGTTGCTAATCCTTCACACCTTGTCGGAAACTTCAACGCTCATTTACGAGACGTTATATCTCTGTTTGCGGATGAAGCTTTTTTCGCTGGTGATAAGAGACATGAAAGTGTTCTCAAGATGCTTATCACTGAGGACAGTATTCCAATTGAAGCCAAAGGAATTGATACCGAACCCTATCCCAACTACGTTCACCTCATCATGGCTTCGAATGACCCTCACGTTATCAGGGCCACAGGGGACGAGCGCCGTTACTTCGTACTAGATATGGGGGACGGTCGTAAACAAGACTCAGGTTTCTTTAAGTCACTAACTCACCAAATGGATAATGGTGGATATGAAGCTTTACTGTACCATCTACAAAATGTAGATATGACTGATTTCGAAGTTCGTAACGTACCTCAAACTGAGGCGCTAAACGAACAGAAACTAATGTCTATGGGTGTTGAAGAAGAATGGTGGTATCACAAACTCTGGGACGGTTACGTACTAGAAGGTCACGACAGCTGGATGCGTGATGTTCAAACAGAGTTGCTTGAAAAAGACTACACTAATTACGCTGACAAATGGAAATTTGCGAGAAGAGGCAACGCCACTCTCTTAGGTCGTTTCTTAAAAAGTGTTATTCCCCACATAAACAAAATGCAAAAGCGAGTTACTGTAGAGGAGTACGATCAAGGAACAGGAGGAACCCAGAGAACTAAGAAAAGATTATACCATTACGACCTTGGGAGCTTAGATCAGTGTAGAATATCATGGGACAAAGTTTATGGTGCTCGTGATTGGCCTTCTCCCGTTGAACTTGATCCAGGAGAGATGGAGGTTCCATTCTAATGACTTGTACATCACCATGTTTTGATTGTCCTTATTTAAGAGACTCTGAGAAACTAAAAATCGCCGACACTGTAATATTCGATTTCGTATTCAAACATCACACAATAGATGGAGGACACGAACCTCATATTTGCCCAGAGCAAGAAGACATCTGCTTTGGGCAGATACAAATGATAGCGAATGGATACAAGACCGGACTAGATCCGTTCTCTGAGATCGGAGAAGCTGTTGAAGAAACTGCCCCTAATGATAAAGAATATTTCAGCGGTTCTTGGGAATTTATAGCTTACCACGAGCTCTAGGGACGCGCTAGATGCCGTTGCTTACCCTGCCCTACCCCTACAGCATTCAAGGCCGTCCCTGCCCCACCGTATAGGGCAGGGATACAAAGGTTTGGTCAGTTTGGCGGCTACTGTGCTACAATAAAGTTCAATTATTGGAGGCTACCATGAAACCACTATTAGCAGGAAAATTCTTTGAAGAGAAAGTTGCAAAACAGCTTCCTCTTTATGGACAAATCAAATACGATGGAATTCGTATTTTTGAGAACCACTCTGGCGTTGCTTCTACTCGATCGTTAAAAGCTGCCAGATCAGAGCAGCTTCAATCTTTCTTTGCTTATAACAAAGATATACTACGAGGCTTAGATGGTGAGATCATCTGTGGTGATCCATATGCTTCAGGATGCTATTCTCGTACAGACTCTGCTGTCATGTCGTTTAACAAACCTCATGAAGACATGCGGTTCTATGTGTTTGATAAATGGGATGAACCAGGAACTTTTGAAGAAAGAATGAAAGTTGTTGAAGAAATCTGTGACTATTTATGGGTTGGACAAGTCAAAGTTTTACCTGCTGAGACAACTCTGTTTCATACCATGGAGCAGGTGTGGGAATTCTACGAAGAGCAGACCCTTCTTGGGCATGAGGGGATTATTCTGCGTCGACCTGACTCCTACTATAAATTTGGCCGAGGTTCTCCAGTGCAATGTGAGTGCATCAAAATGAAAGAAGGAGGCTGGATAGATACAGAAGTTCTTATTACAGGCTTTTATGAAGAGAATGAGAATACCAACGAAGCTAAGAAAAATGCTCTTGGGAACACTCAGCGCTCTGGACACAAAGAAAACTTGCTCGGCAAAGGAACTCTCGGCGGCTTCGAGATATCAGGAAAGTTGTGGGATGGGCGTGACTTTGATGGTCACGTCGGCGGTGGGGAAGGACTTACCCAAAACAGCAGACAAGGTTACTGGAATCAACGGGATGAGCTGATCGGTAAAATTGCAAAGATAAAATACTTTAAGATTGGTGTGAAAGATAAGCCGCGTTTTCCTCAGTTCCTTGGGATCCGAGACCCTCTTGATATGGATGCAGAGCAATTGGATATGTTCAAATGAGTTGGGGACTTTGGATCTATAAGAGTTGTCCAGTAATAGGAGATTGGATTAAAGTAGATTGCACATATTCAGATACCTTAGAAACTCGTACGTTCCAAGGTTTAGTGGTTTCAGTATCAGATAATCGGATTGTAGAAATCTGCCCTAGACCACCAGAAGATAACAAATACTTTGCAAAAAGATGGGCGAAAAAAGCTTTATCTGAAGGTGTTGAAGTCATGAGAAAGGCTACGGTAGACGCATGAACCACGAAGAACTCAAACAGAAACTTCTCAAAGGTATGGGTGGGAAACCACCTATGGCTGCTCGAGAGTCATGGGCGGCGTTCCAAAGAGAACGTGCGACAGAGTTTTGGTACAACTACGAGTGGATCAAGGTTCCACAGTTCCACGCTTGGGCTTACGATTGTCCAGACGTAGATAATGGTCTCGGTGGATCTCAAGGAACTACTATAAGAATAATGAATTTTGGAAGACAAAAATAATTTGTCATTGGTAATTTGTAAGGTTAATATACCTTATAAGAATTAAACATAACGGAGATAGTAATAATGGCGAAACTTCATGAGTTGTTAGCGGTAATGGCTGACACCACCAACGCAGCGCAAGCGGTGACTACCGAGACTAGTACTGTGTTTGCGAAAAAACCTGACCATTTTCGCGGTCAGTCCAAAACAGTGAATTTCTTTGAAAGTAGCCGCGAAGGTGAAAACACTGTGGAAAACAAGCAAATGGTGACTACTGTCGCCGACAAGCTTGATCACGCTTTCAAAAGCATAGGTCGCCATTATGATGCTCTGTTGCAGCTTGAAGAGGCCAATGGACGTGCTCGAGCAGACCTCATTGTAGATGGGACCACCATCCTCAAAGATGTCCCAGCGACCTTTCTTTTGGGCATGGAAAGCCGCCTCAAAGCTGTTCGGGAAATGATCCTTAACATTCCAACTCTGGAAATGTCTATCAAATGGACACCGGACGCCAATCTTGGTGAAGGTACTTATCGTTCAGAAGCTACTGTGTCTATGAAGACTGAAAAGTCTCTTAAATCACGAATCCTGGTAGAGCCAACGAAAGAGCATCCAGCCCAAGTGGAGAAATGGAACGAAGACGTTTCCGTAGCTCGTATTGAAACAACTCACACTTCAAGCATGATCACACCGCACGAGAAATCGGCGATGATTCTTCGGTGTGACAAAATGATCTCGGCTGTCAAGAAGGCTCGCCAACGAGCGAACACTGTTGACGTCAAAGATCTAAGCATTGCTAAGGAAATCTTCGGATATATCCAAGGCTAACTTATTGCATCGGGCTATCAGCTCACTCGTGAGGGGAAGTAACTGTCTCTAAGAATCGGGACAAGTCGGCTCGACCTGATGCACCATAGATCCCATAGGGGATAGACTGAGACTGAGACTGAACTATGCGGGTGGAAAAACTCTAAGGAGTAAACAAATTCCCGTGACTCATATTTGAGAGACTTATGCCCCTCAATGTGAGAAACAAAGTGACTGGAGACAAGAGGTTTCTTAAACAATGAAGTCGCTGGTTCGAATCCAGCCCCGCCATCCAACACCCTTTAGTTGGACTGCTGGCGGGTAGCTCAGTGGTAGAGCGCATTTGGTAAGATTGACGGAACCTCAGTGGTCAGAGAGTCATAGGTGCTGCTCTTTATTGAGCACTTGATTTTTAATCAAAGCAACAGGGGTCGATCCATAGGTAGTTGGGTCGGCCCCGACTTTTGTGAATAACTAACCTTGTCATTTGCCAATCCCCGAGTTACTATAAATTATAGCAATTAGGAGGCTACCATGCTACCAGAAATTTACGAACATGAACTACAGCAAGTTGTGAAAATTCTTAAAATCATTAATCCAGGACGATGTTCTGAAAGCTTCATTTTGAGCCGTATAAATATGGAATGGCCGTTTGATAACATCTCAACAGGTGGATTCGTGGCTTACGCAGAGAGCCCAGACAGAACAAACAAAGTGCGGATCGCGTTGACTCCATACTCTGTTAGTAAGTATCTGTTTCCGACAGGATAAATAGAACTGGTCATTGGGTAGTCCTAAGGTTATATTAAGTAGTATAAACAAAGGATTACTCAATGCACTTTCTAAACCTTTTGCGAGCGTGGGCCGCAGATTCTTTTATCCAACTTGGATACACTATTGCTCCTAACCACTACTTAGAGGGTATGATAACTCCAACCGAGGAAGAGTAGGCTACCGTGAAAAATCAAGACATGATCGCAAAAATTGCCGCGCTCAAGGCCAAAATCCCTGAGCGTGGCGCGACTGAAGACGAAGCCATAGCTGCGCTGACCATTGCCGAAAAGCTGATGGAGAAGCATGGTATCACCGAAGCTGATCTCAAGTCTGTAGAATTCTCACGTGATATGCGTGAAGGGTCTTTTACCCAGAAGCAGAAAATAATTCACCCTTCTCAGAAATACTGCGCTACGACCATCGGTCGTTTTTGCAATGTGAAACCTTGGACATCTTCCACAAACTCCAAGAAACATCTCAAAATGTTTGGTTTGATAAATGATGTCGAGATGGCTGAGTTTCTTCTTGGGCTTATCCACGACAGCATGGATCGAGGCTGGAAAGAGTTCCTCGCTACAAACCCAAAGAGTAGCGCGAGCCGTCACACGCAATACTGGTCCTTCATGATCGGCTTTTCTGAGCGGGTTAACTATAAGATCAACGAAATTATTGAGAGCAGAACAGTGCAAACAGACAGCACCGGTAATGATCTCGTGGAAATCAAAATGGCACTTGTAGATCAAGGAATGGAATCCATGCTGCCAGACATTAAACTTCGCAAAAGTAGCTCTCGTAGCATGAAAGCGAACATGGATGCCTATGGTCAAGGTCAAGCCGCAGGTGATAAAGTCAATATTCAACGACCAATCTCACGTCAACAGTCAACTACGGCGAAAAGAATCACGAAGAAATGATCTGAGATCTGGAGTGTAAACATGACCCCTCTGCCCACCTACAACGGAATCCCGCCACTGACGGCGCACAAACCCTGACAGAAAAGGAATGATGATATGAAAGAATTTACCGCAGCGGACGCCACCGCCGAAAGCATTGCAGACGCGATGGAAACACTAGACCAGATGCCAGAGGGTCGCGAAGCCGCGCTTGTGAAAACCAAGCTGCAAGAGGCGATGATGTAGCTGAATAGTGTGCGACCAACGCGCAACGAAACCGATGGATGACCTAACGTGCATCACGGCCCGCAGCATACTTGAGGCCCGTCTGGGCCTCGCATTGGGGCCGATTAGGACTATGCCGAAAGATATACGCCGCGCCATGTTTTTGCTGGCGCTGCAACTCAACAGAAAAGAAACCATTTAAGGAACATAAAGATGGACCAACGAAAACTAACAGAGCGATTGCGTGATTCATCGTGGGTAAAGCACTGGTTCGATCAGGCAGGCGTGCAAGCTGCAGAAAGAATAGAAGAACTTGAAGCGGCACTAAGTGAAGTAAAATCCGCCTTAGAGCACGAGCCTGAATACCACGATCAGGGTATGGGCTGCGGCCTTGAGGATCGGAACATCACTGATCGGTACGAGGCTATGAGACACGGATGGGATCAAGCATTTGAACGCATATTCTCAGAAACAATAGGCGCAGCAAGTGACGTTATCGAAGCCGCTGCACCTTCAAACATTTAAAGGACCAGATTATGCCAACCAGCTTTAGCGTTGTCCACAGAAACTACGGGCATTGGGATATTACAAGCCATGAGGTTGGACGCTTGTTTCGCCTGCGTGGTGGACCGGGACAATGGGATGTGATTGATGAGCGTAAGGGCAAGGGGCAGAACTCGACCATGCCACCACCGTTCAAAGATCAATCCGCAGCAATGTCATTTATCTGCGCGGAACTCATGCATGAATTGCTGACCGTTGAGGGGCAAAAGCCTTACGAAATGGAAAGCTGGAATATCAACTTCACCGCCGCCCAAGACCCTATGGGTCCAGTGGATCACTAAACGACCAATCTCACTTCAACAACTAAGAGGATTACATAATGTCACGCATCGCAAAGAAAATAGCGCGTCGTTTTCGTAGGAAAGGAACTCGTCACGAGTCTGATAGTTATAAAATGAACAAGGCTCAGCTTTTGATCAACAACAACTGGAACATTTCGAACAAATCTCCAGAGCCGGAACGAAACGGACTGTACCGAGCAATCGACCGTTTGACTGCAAAACGCAAGGCGAACGCCAAGATCGAATATCCAGAGATTGAGCCTACTCGTCAAGTCTTCCGTCACATGGCTCGCCGCAACGTCAAAATTCATCGTCAGCTCGAGACCGTGAAATTTACACGTAAGAACGGATAAGTAGAATTTGTCATAGGTAGCCTCCATGGTGCATACTAATTACAGCTAAGGAGGCTACCAAAATGATTTGTCTGAAAACCGGAGCACATGTCCACCTTATATGTCATGACGAATGGCTTTATGGTGATGTGTTTAAGACTAACGGCGGAGATCTTGTTATGAGAGTTTGTGCTCGAGAGTTCACACCTATCATACCCATTAAGCATTTCAGCATAATGAACTTTAACGTATGGTTCGACGAAATTAAGACTTCAGGTGAAGTTAACTCTACATTGTTCGCTGAGGGTTTCATAGAACACAGCTATGAGGGAATTCTGATATGACCCCTAAGCAACGAGAACAGCTTCACAACAGAGTCAGAGTAAATCCTAACAAAAAGAAAGCTAAAGACCCGACAGTTATGCTTTGGATCTTGTTTGGCTTCTGCTTGTTGTTTTTCTGGCCCGCTGCTATCGTAGTTGCGATAGTGATAATTGTAAATAAAGGAAAATAAATGAAAGAGTTCGAAATGACTCAAGAGCAGCTAGACAGACTGCTTGATCACATTAAACCTGCACCGATGATCATGCTGCAATGTGGCTCACCACCTAGCCAACAAGAGATGGCGAACTATGCGTGGCAAGAGCTTGGTAAAGAAATGGGTTTTAGCGCATTTTCTGTTCGACCTTCTAACAAAGGTGATCGGTTTTTCACAGCGGAGCCTATTTCATGATTGTTTTTCAAAACGAAGGACTTATGCCGTTAGAAGCGGCGACCACTTTTGGTATCAATGTAAAACTCGGCGAGAACCCGATTGGTTTCTTTGGTACAGGTCTCAAATATGCGATCGCAGTGACACTTCGCTTGGGCGGCACTTTTCGCCTCTTTTTGGGTAAGGTTGAATATGAATTCTATGTCAAAGCGGAAGACTTCCGCGGCAAAGAATTCGGGATGATCCGTATGCGAAATCGGAACTCACCGCTAAAACGCTGGTCGTATGAGAAGCTGGCTTTCACGACAGAGCTCGGCAAGCATTGGGAGCCATGGATGGCTGTCCGCGAGTTGGAAAGCAACACACGTGATGAAGGTGGCTGGTCAAGTCAATTAGAAGATAGGGTTCTAATAGGATCAGAGAATACTACTAAGATCATCATCGAGTGCGAAGAAATGGAGACAGCTTACAACGAGCAGGTCATATTTATGCCTACTGACATGGACTTGATCTACGAAGATGGGTACGTTCAAATCTTCAATCAACCCGCAAATCACATTTTCTTCCGTGGGCTTCGGGTCACTGATTGTAAACCGACGATGTTTACATACAATTTAACTGGAGGTGTGACACTTACAGAGGATAGGACTTCTAAGTTCTCTTACTCAGACCAAATCTATATCATGAAAGCTCTGCAGTCTATTACCGACCCTGATAAACTAGATATTATCATGGATTCTGAAGATGAATCCATCTATGAAGCTGATCTTCCTTGGGATGTTGACTACGGTAGTCAAGGTTCAACTTATGTGGCTCGTGTCTCTTACAGATTCCATTCTGGTGCTCATCTACCAAAAAGAATAAAATCGTTTTACGAAAGTCGTGTTGAAGAGGATGCCCAAGAGAAGTTTGTAGACGTGAAATTAACTGAGTCTATGATCGAGAGGCTTACGAAAGTACTGAAAGAAGCTGATACAGAGGATATTGATAAAAGTATTTTCTTACAGCTTCCTGATGTAGAAATATTGTTTTGATGGAATGGTTCGTATTTTACGGTCCGTTGGTGATCGTCGGTATTCTGGTTTTCCTGCCTATTAAACTGGATCCCGCCTTTTGGGCTGCTAGTAAACGTGATGATCCTTTTATCAAACAAGCCAAAATAGATCAACAGAACGCTGATTATCCAGGATGCAGACAAGGTTTCATGGAATGTAGATCCACGAGTTGTGGATGCGATGAAGAGAAACCACACTGTGACTTCATAACAGAAAGAGCAAAGAGGTTAAGAAATGACAATTCGTGATCCAAGTTCACAATACTTGCCGAAGTTCGGCTACTGGTGGCACGTGAAAACCAAAGAACGATACGAGATCTTAGCGTTCGCTATTGAAGAACACTCTATGATCCCTGTCGTTGTTTACAAAAACGAAGGACCTATGTCTACTACAATATGGACCCGCCCATGTAGTGAGTTCTTCGAGATAGCCCGCTTTACGCAGGAGTAATACTTGTCATTTGCTGTGTCCTTGGGTTACACTAGGGGCACAGTAAATTAGGAGGCTACCATGACTAAATTTCACGCAGTGCTTACCGACGAATGCGGAAGCGAATTCGGTGCAACCGTTACAGCAGAAAGCCGTGATAGTGCGTATGAAATGCTGCAAGAAGATTACCCAGAAAGCAGAGTAATTCAGCTGGAAAGCCCCGAAGAATTCAAGCATTTCGAAATCGCTCAACTGAGAGGACAATGCAGGATCGCGAGCGCAGGTATGACTATTAGAGGTACGACCAAGCGAGCTCTCGCTGATGCTGCTGGAGAAATCACTGGTAAGAAATACAAAACCAAAGAACTGCACCAAGCCGCTGAAGATATTACTACTTATTTGAAGGAGAATTACCGTTGAATATCACGTTTGAGTTAAAAGAGTTCTGGATTACAGAGCAGATCAAATCAGTTATCTGTGAAGTAGACTTGGTGATGACTGAACGGTCATCACCTGACATAATGCCTTCGTTGAACGATCCAGGTGAACCTGGACATCCAGCGGTGTTTGAAATTCACGAAGTGCGTCTTATTGATGTTCCTTACACTCTCACACTTTCAGAAACAGAATTTGCCACTTTCTTTGAGAATGGTCAAGACGTGATGAACAGCGCCTACGAATGGGCTTCAGAGCAAAATCTATAGAAAATGAAGTTGTCACCCTACTGTCTTAGGTGATAGCTGTAAATCATGGTGAACAATGTGCATATATCAGCTGGACTACGTGTAGGGTTCTGGGTTCAATATCCCACAGAGTTCAGGAAACCGTTTACTTGTGTGGGTCATTACAATGGACCTCCCTTGGGTGATCAACTTCCTGGATGGAAAGGCCAGCAAGAGCTCATGGAAGGAACTCTTAAGTTTAGAGTAGGAGTTCTTTTCCGCCCTGACTTGGGTAAATACAATCGTCTCGAAACAATTATCATTTTAGAAAATCACATCGAAGAGATGTTTGAGTACGAAGACTGGGAAGCTACAGGATAAATAAAGTTAGTCGTAACTGTGTCTAAGTTGTATGCTAATCTTAGTTAAACAAAAAAGGCTACCATTATGACTGCTCCCTTTACTCCATTTTTCACACCTCGGCAAATGTTAGAAATAGGCGTCTTCGATGGCGGATATTTTAACGAAAGCCCAGAAGACACGATAGGTGTCGTTGCTGCCCCTGAGAATTTTTACGCTCCTAAAGTAGGATCTTCCCGTGCTGAATGGCAATCACGTGGTTGGATTGATGAACGTGATCCTCTTGGTTGGTTTCAATGGTACATGAGGTATTCTAAAGGTAGAAGAGTTGAATCTTACGATCACTGGCAAATAGGACGATGGTCTTCGTTCGGAGCTCGTCACGGCGCTCAGGTGCTGAAAAACGGCAACGGTGATATGACTAAAAGATTACGTCAGCGCCAAGGTCTTCTTCATTGGTCACATAATCCTGAACCCGACAAATAAAGTTGGTCATAGCTGTGTCTTTAAAGCATAGTGGTTACAGGTTAAACAAGGAGACTACAATGTCAAACGAATTTGGAATACCAGAGACAGATTACAATCTGTTGCAAGAGCTAGCTTCATCTGAAGGGCACGACGATCCACTTGAGATGATAGAAGAAAACATTCACGACAGTGTTGTTCCTGGGATTTGCGTATCTTGTAAAGGAACCCAAGAGTGTGAGCCAGATGCTCGCGCTAACTGGTGCAGTGAGTGCGGTACGAGCACTGTTCGCTCTTGCCTTGATTTGGTGGCGATGATTTGATTTTTAACCGCACCAAAACTGTTAGACTGCTCACCTCTGGAGAAGTACAGAGGAAGTATTTGCGAAACGGTGAAACAGTGATCTGGAAAACAGTAGATTGTTTTACGTTATCGCCTAAAGAACAGCCGCGACCATGCCCTACGGGGTACAGGAAACGGCTAGTACAGACCGCATACTAGCGGTCTGGGACGTCCCTTGCTGCTGGCGGGTGTGGTAGCCTACGGCAGCGGCAAGGTGACAGTCTGGCGGGGCGTTTTTGCGTCCCCCCTGCCAATTTTAACAATAGCTACCATAAGGAAATAACATGGTGCCGCATTTAGAAGCTCTCTACGAGAAAATGAAGTTAATTGAATTGATATCAAATCGTGCGAAACTAGCCATCATTGGGTTCGAGGTAGCGGTTGAATCTGAAGATATCAAGAAACAAGAAGAGCTTCGCACTGAAATCCACCAACTGATTGATGATCAACTAGATATTCAATTGGAAATTAAACGATTGAAAAATCAAAACGAAAAAGAAATCATGGATAGATTTCGCAACCCAAGAAGGGATAAATAGAGTTTGTCTCACCCTACCAGCTACACTATACTCTGAGTATAGTTAACAAAAAGGTTACCGACATGAATATTAACAGGCTACCGACTTCATACAAAGAAACTTCTCATTTGTTGGGTGCGTATGATGCTGAAAACAACCGCGTTGTTTGGGCTATTGATGGACAAGCATTTTACACATCCGATATGTTTATAGATGGGACTAACTGGTTCGTGGTTTGGAGAGTGGGTAATGTTATTCATTGTCAAGCTGCTCAATGGCACTCTCCTTCCGGTGACTTCTGTTTGTTCCTCACTGATGTAACTCCGGATCAAGCAGTAGCTACAGCTTCTCGGGCCGCGACAGCCGCATGGGATTATATGTGCGAAAATATAAAATTGTAGAAATCACAATGACAATGTTTGATCATCCACAAGCCCAAGGGCGTCAAATCATGTACTAAGCTGAAAAATGTCAAAACAAAGCCAACCAGCATTGGGAGATGGCAGGTCTCGCTAGGCAAGACGGGGATACTGCTGATGCAGATCGCCATACCAGAGATGCTCTTCTTTGGGATCAACGTGCAAAAGATGGAGGACACCCATGCGAGGTATATTAATTAATCCGTACATGCGGACCGTTACAGATGTTATCATTAAGAAAGGTAACATACAAACAGTTTACGATGCGATGACATGGCTGGCCCACGAGGTTAGCATCGTGCAGGTCGGTTTCATTCTGCCCAACGGTGACAACATGCTGGTAGATGAAGAAGGTGCTCTCAAACCTGGACGACCTGTCTGGAAGCTGAACGGAATGGCTTTTGTTGGAACAGGTTTGTTCCTCGGGTCAGATGGTGATGGTGAATGGAGTAGTGCGAAAATCCTGCTGGGTGACGTTCAGGCTTACGCTTCTTGGACGAACATTGTTTCAACTGGTGAAGATAGGATGCCTCATGAAGTGGAGTGATCATGAAATATGTAATGCTTGAAGATGAAATGGGTGGAAAGCATCCTGTGCTCTTCCATGAAAAGTTGATTCATAGTGTTGTTGCTCGCGGTATTTGCCGTGAGTATCGCAAACAAACTCCAGTTGGATTTTGGACCGTGATTAACGCTGGTTTCTACGACGCAAAACAGTTTACGGTCGTAGTGAAAGTCTTATGTTAGATTCAGCGCCGATAGATGCACATCGTATTGTTTTAGGTTCAGATGTGATTTACCTATCTGACGAGAAACTCTTGACATTGATCAAACTTGAAAAGGAAAAGTGATGGAGATCAAAGAATACTCAAAAGGCAAGTTCAAGGCTGATTGTACAAAGTTCTTGAACGATGCAATCGAGAATGATGACGGAGGCTGGGAGAAACACACAGAGTTTCATTGGTCTCGTATCGTCGCTGGTAAAAAGCTAGATTACTGGCCTTCTCGCAAGAAGTTTCAATATCTCGGCAAAGTTCGTCGTGGTAACGTACTAGCGTTTATCGAAAGGAAAAGTTGATGGAGAAAAATATAATCTGCGCGGCCTTGGCCTAAATAAGAGACGATAAATTCGTTTCCTCTGGGATATTAGAACCTGAAGACATTTTTCAACGCAGCGATCATTCACATTCATGAGTTAGATGTTAAAAGTGAAAAGCTGCGGCGCGAGCTCGAGGATCTGCGTATGCTTTGCACTGGCATGGTGCGCAAAATAAATGCCCAGTTAAACGGGGACAGCTCTTAGGACGCGCTGCTTACTGCGCCCTACCCTAACCAGAAAGGTCCTAAGATGGCCAAAATTGTGTTACCTCCACGTAAGCAAGCTTCGTTGCTCAATGCACAGGCTAAAACGCTTGCTCTGGCTCGTATTCTACAACAGGCTGCTTTTCTAGCTGAACGACGATTAGCTAAAACTGGTGATTTCAAACCGGCTCCGTTGTATATGACCCAAGCGGAGAACCTTCATAAAGATCAAATGTTGCGTGTGAAGTTGAAGGCGGTGCTGGATGCGTAATTTATTGTTCAGAAATCATGATGCTTCTAAGAGAGAGATGTGATGATTCGAGTGTGAATCGCATCTTGGAACTTTACGGATCACATCATCAAGGTGATCGGTACAATGTCAAACTAGACGGCGTACCTTTGAAGCTAGATTTCATGGGGGAAGAGAGTAGAGTAATGGACTCTCTTTCCTCAAGGTGATTATGTTGGGATACTACCCTAGCGCCTATGACGCTAAGATAGCAGAGTATGGAGTTTCCATTGTCGAGGAAAGATCTAACCCTTTAAGACCTGTTTCGAGGAGCAACTAAACGATCGAATATCTCTTCGTGTTTTCGGAACCGAGTGGTCTAATCTGCCTTCTTTAGTCATTTTGTATTTAACCCAAAGAGCCATCCAGTCAATATTCTCCACTTTCTCAAATGCGTGTTCGTTCATAACCTCTCCGGCGTACAAACTCTCCATATCTCGCACACTGAGCGCAGCTAAATCATCAAAAATATCAAGCGTCATTTCAGCATGTTGTTCGTTTGTGTTCTTGTGAATATCTTTCCATTGGTTTTCAAGTCTCCATATCCACATAGATAACATCCACTCTAGACCATACTGCAACTCTTCTTTGAATCTCCACAGATAACAAGCTGTTGCTTTATCGTTGTCTTTAGTGACACCTTTCAACCTTCTTGGGTTGTAGATAGTCGTTTGCAAAATAGTCCTCCCCATGTTACTTTTACTGACAGATGGGAAGTTTGTGAATAAGATGTCTCTTAATTCGGCGATTGATACGAAGTTAACGAAATCATTTCTGCACCAATGATAGAGTATCACCTGTGCGGTCATGTTATCTGGGTCATATAACCTGTATCTTGAGTGTGGATCATCGATATGTGTGCGGTAAGATAGAGTCTCTCCTTCACTGTTCACTTTGGGTCGTTCTGGTAGAAATCTGTTATATTCGTAAGCCATTGGATACTCCTTTGTATATAAGGTGAAGGATATATTATTCTGTTTACGTTGTAAAGGCACAATAAAACGGCGGGAGATAATTAATGTTTAGGCCCAAAGGTGGCTGGGTCCGGTTGTGGGGTAAAGTGGCTGTAGCTACGGTGGAGGGTAGGGGATAGTAGAGTATATAATATTATATTATTATTATTATAAATTAAAGAGTATATTACAATAACTTAGGGACTTTATCAGAGAAATAGACTGACTCCCCCTAAATAGAAAGTTGATGTCTGATGAATGGGTGGCTTGCGTTTCTTGGGTTTGGATGGTAATTATTTAGTGGGAGATCTCAACGATCTTGGCTCGCCTATACATGATGAGGACTAAGATGAACAACGATAACAACGATAACAACGAAGAAACAGACTACGCTCAGAAGTACGACGAGCAATTTGCGATGAGACGTCGCCCACGCTCGCTCGTCAGCCGAGGATCCAAGGTCGTCAAGTACGACGTTCAAGATGAAGTCACGGGAGAGTGGCGAACAGCGATCCGCATGTCCCGCACCAAGTTTGACGAGAAAGCGAAAGAAGTGTTCTTGTTAGAGTATGCGAAATGGGGACGGATGGGAGAGAGTGCAGCAGCCGCCGGAGTATCGACTCTCACAGTTCGCCGACATATGGAAGAAGACGAAGAATTCGCCGAAGCCTTCTACATGCAGGAAGAAGAATACAAAGACAAGCTGATCGGGCATCACCAGAACCTTCTTTTCAATGGTACAATTAAAGAGACTTATGACAGGAATGGTGGACTAGTCAACAAAGAGACGATCTACCCTATCCGTCTCATCGAACTGGAACTGAAGAAGCACGACAAGGCATACCGTGAAAAACAAGAAATCGCAGTGAACCATACTGGTGGAGTTCTAGTTGCTCCAGCTGAAACAGCGAGTATCGATGACTGGGAGACAAGATTTGGATCGGCGACGGACGTAACTCCTGCTCCTGATGAAGACAACGAAGATTAAATTTTCGCCGAGTGAGTCTGTCCGATTCTCTGTCTGCAGGAAGGTGTCCTCATCTTCCTCGATAATTCTCAATCGTCTTCCTCTTCATCCTCTTCCATAAGATCTTTGAGATCTCGTAGATCGTAGATGGACCCAGACACGACAAATAGAATTGGTCACACCTTACCACTTATTGCATAGTAAGGTGTAACCCAAACCGAAAGGCTACCAAATGAATTTCTTTGCATGGTACGACTCAAAGACGAACGACGTTATCTTGAAAGAGAAAGCTGATGCTGGAGACGGAGCTCCAGACTACGTCATTACCGTAGAAAATGGATACGTAGAAGTTCAGTCTATAAACGGTGAGAAAATCCAACTCAACGAACACATGCAGACCGTAGAAGAAGCAGTCATCCTCTTTACTACTTTGTTGGGCCTGAGAGAAGCTGCACGATAAAATTCAAATTTCGCCGAGTCGGTATATCCGATTCGGCGTCTCTCCGTGGACTTCTTCATCTTCATCATCCTCTTCCATAAGATCTTTGAGATCTCGTAGATCGTTCGTAAGCCCAGACAAAAAGAGTTAGTCCTAACCTTGGTTACATGCTACCTTAATTGTAGGCATTAACGCCATAAATAAAAAAGGCTACCTCACTATGTCAAATGTTTGTCAAATAAACTACAACGAAGATTCAGCTCAGCTTTTTGCCTTGCTTGCAATCAATATGCTAAATGAAGATCTTTGTGCTGGTCCACCACAGTTCAATCCAGCTTCTGGCGCTATCACGCAACTTTATGGTATGTGTCCAATGTCTTCAGGTAGCATCTGCACGTTTAGCCCAGTCGGTCCTCTTAGCTGGCATGTTAGCTACCAAGACGAAGAAGATTCTGCTATTCTCACCCTAAGCCAAATTCCCGGCTGGTTTACCGGCGATTACTGAAAATCACACAACTGTCCCCGCTGATTTCTCAGCGGGGATTTCGCCGAGTCCGTCAATCGGAATCTCTGTCTCTGTGAAGAAGTTATCCTGTTTGACGATGAAGAGGAAGAAGATTTTCGCCGAGTCCGTCCATCAGAATCTCTGTCTCTCTATTGGTCTATTCATTTTCTTCGCTATCTTCATGCCTCCCAATGCTGCATCGCAGCATCCCTTCTATGCTGCATCGCAGCACACGTAACATTGTTGCGTATTTGGTCCTAACAACGCAATAATGTTATGAGGTTTTTACTTGGCTTATGCGGGCGGCATATGTAAGGTATATGCAAGGCCAAGCAATAACGCAAACGGCCTAGGGCGCAAACGGCCCGCAAAACCTTAAAGGGGTTTACACAATGGCTACCACAAACAAAGCACCAAACAAAGCAACCAAAACTAAGCGCACCGCGCCATCCGCCACAGCCGCCACGGGCAGCGCCACAGTGGCCACCACTAAACAGGCAAAGGGTACTAAGGCAGCACAAGCCGCCGCGCCACAAGCGCCGCTTTTTGTAGCAGGCATTATGCCACCCGTGCGCGGCGGCACTCACCGCGCATATGCCCAAGACGTTGCACGTGCGCTTACAACGGCCAACCCCAAGGGCTTTACGTTAGCAGCTTACCGCGACGCGCTTGTAGCAGGCGCGGCAGCTAGTAGCATAGCGCCACCGCGCGGCGGCTGGGCAGCGCACAATATGCCTACATGGGCGAGCAACGTAGCACAGAGCTGGTTGGTAGCGCCAAGCAAGTAAGGCGACGGACAAGACACAAGGGGCAGGGCGCAAGCCTTGCCCTTACTGTTGTAATTATGCAACCCGCCCCCATCAACGGGCAGGGTGTTGCATTTTTGGCACAAGCACCCGCGTACCCAGAGCTAGACCACATCCTCCGTAATCCTCACTTATCGCGACACAAACCACTTGTCACCCTAACCCCGCCCCCTTACAATTATAAAGCGTGACCAAACAAACACTGATTAAAATACCAAAATAAAAGGATCCCAATTATATGAAACTAATAAAGATGCCCGAAGACATGACAGTTCTCATTATGTCGGTAGAGGTAGAACATGTTGATGATGTTTCAACTTCAGACGGAATTGTAGATCATTGAGGTCGACAAGCCATTTTCGGATTTTAGACCAAGGCCCACCCTCTTGGGTTCAATATTGAAAGGAATACCATGAGCGATAACGTAATATCAGGACCTGGATATAACACCCAGCCGAACGAAGTAGTCATCAGCTTTTTAGAAAAGATGCTAGAAGTGGAGAAATTCAAGGTATCGGATGTGCTCATGTGGACAAAAACATGGTCGCAGCCTACTCAGTCATTGGACTGGTGGGTGGATACTCTATGCTGGGTGCATCTCAATGTGTGGTTGCAGCGATTACCGAAGTAAACAGAGAAGCAGAGACATGATCAACGAACTAGAACGAGAAAACGGTCGCATGGTTTACTGCGATGAGAGTGTACTATGACAGAATCCAACTATCATAAAACAGCGATGAGAGCGGGAAGCCGCATGAAAGCTCGCGCTTGGGCTAATAAAGAATTCTTCTGTCCTTGTTGTGGGGCTAGAATGTACTTTCCAATTCATGAAGAAAAGATAAAAAGAAACAAAGATCCGGAGGGAAGAAAAGCCCAAGCGAAAAGAATGGCCAGTCTCGATCACATCTTGGAAAAATCTAAGGGAGGAACCAACGAGATACATAATCTGAGAATTATCTGTCAGGGATGTAACACAGATAGGTCTCGGTAAGTTTTAGGCTTGCTAGTGCGAACAAGAAATGCTAAGTTAAATTTTATCAGAACGAGGATAAAATGCCAATTATTTCTGTTACCAGTGGATCAGACGCCACGATGCAATTCTTGTTTCAGGATGAAGCTGAGGAGGCTATTCCGATCACGTCTCCGGTGATAATTGAAGCCTCTGGTGATCTAAGTGGAAAATGCACAACGGCGCTCGTAGACGGACCAAATGGATTAGCTTCCATAACGATTGAAGGTACTTCGATGGTAGCTGTTGGGAAGTATTATCTAAGATTGCAAGTAGAGCTTTCAAATGGCGACTCTTTAGCCAGTGATAGGGTTGAGGTGCATGTCAGATAAAACAATAATCGTAACTTCCCCAAACTCTGTTACTATTGTAATTTCTCAAGTAGGAGTAACTGCCGCGCCAAGGGAGGTCGTTTCGTTACCTACCGCGCCGAAACAGGTTGTCGTTTCGTTACCTGCCGCACCAAGGGCGGTCGTTTCGTTACCTGTCGCACCAAGAGTCGTTGTGAGTACTCAGGGGGGGCGTGGCACAGACGGTACAAACGGCACAGATGGTACAGACGGCATAGATGGCATAGACGGCATAGACGGTACATCTGTCACGATGGATACACGCATAAACATTCTAGGTGATACGTCTTACAATGGGGCAATGGCTTACGCGACAGATCACCACGCCATGTATCTATTTGTTGACGGCTGGCAGGAATCTTCCGCGTTAATGACACCACGTTCCGGCCCTGTCGACATGGGCGTAGAGCAGACCAGCAACCTTTCGGGCTACGGCGCGGACTACATCACAGACAAGCGTTTGAGCAACGTGTCTATCGGGTCCAATGCAAACGAACGTCTTGGCGGGGTTCGCGTGGTGTTCGCAGCGTCACTGGGCCGCAACCTTACTCAGGTCTATCTCGATGGCGCTTGGCAGACTGTTTTGACTGGCGTAAACATCCAGACGGACAGTGCGGAGGCCGTCCCCGACATAGAGTTCACCGACTTTTCGCCTTGGGTGCTTTCGCTCATTACGGGAAACAGCGATGCTAAAGACGCAAACGACGTTCCACTTGTGCAAAACATGAAAATTGACATGGGCGCTTATTCCGCGCCACTTGTTATTGATGGGGGTTCATTTTAATGGCGACTTTTTACCTTGGACCTTCGGGCGATGATGCTAATAATGGGTCGGCAGGTTCGCCGTGGCTTAATCTCAATTATGCACTGAGCAACAGCGGAACGACTGACACTATTGTCATTCAAGAAGGTACAATAAACCAAACTGCCGGAATTTCAAACGTTAGTATTGGTAACAGAATACTTGTTGGGGGCAGCTCCGATAGTTTAAAAAACATTCTTGATTTTAATGGCCTTGAAATAGAGAGAATAGGCGCAGCTTCCCTTTCGCGCATTGATGGGTTCACTATACAAAATGTCAGGATGTCTAGCGTTTCAAGGCCTATATTTCAAGGTTCGTTTGAGCCTCAGTCTTTTGACAGAATGGTTCTTAAGGATATTTGGCTGGCGGGGTATGGCAACGGGTCACTTCCGGCGGGTGGAGTTTTCCAAGATTGCGTTGCAGCAAACATCACGAACAGCCTTTTCATAAACATACGCGGCGTTGATGGATCGGGCGGGTCGTATTCGTTATTCTCTTACGACCGAGACCCCGGGACGATTACGCTTAAAAACTGTACGATATACAGCAACACTGCGGCTGTCACTGGTTCTGTGGAGATTGATCGTATTTTTGCAGTTCGTACAGATCCTGGAGAAACCGTAAATGTAAACTTGCAAAACACTATCATACTGTACGAAAATGATGGGTTTATTAGTGATTTCTTTTTGAAGTTGGGTGCAGGGACAATCAATGTCACAGTGTCATCATCCCTGTTTCATAACGTAGCTTACGACCAAGGAGGTTCCGGCGTTATCACGACCGACCCTCTATTCGTTGACGCGCTAAATGGTGACTTTCGTCTACGCCCTGCAAGCCCGTGCATCGGGACTGGTAGCCTCACATGAAGAGCTTAAATAACCATCCGGTTATCATCAGACCTAAAACGGGCCTGAAGGCGAACATAAACGCAACCGCGACAAAGGCACTTGCGACAGAGGGGGAGCTTCATTGGACAAGTGATACCGCAGAGTTGTTTTCGTTTAACGGAACTGAAAACGTCCGCGTTCCTTCCCTTGCGTCGGCTGCGTCTGCGCCGTGGTCCGGTACGTTCACAAATGGTGCCACTGTGACGGTCGAAAATGGCATAACTATTGGGGCTGCTCCGAGCGCACCAACCATTTCAAGTGATGCTAACAATGGCTTAACAACCGGAACAGATGGAGGTTTATTCGTGACAAATGCGTTAGACCTTGGCACTTTCAACTAACAAAACAAAGGAACGATAATATGCCTTCGATTCAACAAAAACGCGGCCTCTTTGCAAACCTCCCTTCATCGGCCCTCTTGCCTGGTCAGATATTCGTCACGACTGACCGTCAGACAGCGCACTTCCCGACAGACGCTACCACGATGGTTCCAGTCGTTCCGGCGATTGATGCTTTAAGCGCGATTGGTACGGTTGCAGGTGCAGCTGACTTGCTAATCATGCATGATGCCAGTGCAACGGGTCTGAAGGAAAAAAAGATCACGTTCGATGCGTTCAAAACTGCGCTAAATATCCCTGCGGGTTCAACAGACGAACTTGTTGCCGTCGTGGACGGCGGCACGGCAGGATTCATCTGGGGAACTGACGGCACTGACGGCATCTTTCGCATGAACACGTCAATGTCTTGGTCAAAAGATGCTGGTGACGGTTTCGTCACTTTGGCCGTTGGTGCGGTAGACTGCGGTACATTCTAAATGCCAGATGTTCAACACAAGAGAGGGACTCGCGCTGATCTTGACACACTAGCCGCAGCTGATGGCCTTCTCGTTGGGCAGATTTATGTCATCACAGACGAAGACCGTTTGGCCGTTGCAAAGACAATCGGAACGTATCAGACAATGGCAAAGGAGGGCGAGGGGTCCGCCGCTCCTTTCTCCTTCTGCCAAGTACGCAACACGGACACATCGACTAACATCAATGTAAGCACTGCCGCAAACATCCCGTTCGGCGGAACAAACGACGCAACAGACTCGGACTACACTTTGGCCAGTGACAGCATCACAGTCAACTTTGATGGGGTTGTAAGTGTACAGGCGCACATATCCCAAAGCGGGTCAGTAGCGCGATCAAACGTCGGTATCTGGATCACAAATAATAATACTAAGGTCAGTGGTGTGGGACAGTCGGGTTACATCCGCGCTGCAAGCGGCCATAATGAGTCATCTTCACATGTGAGTGCTACGTTCGCTGTGTCTGACGGAGATGTTATCCGCGTTCAGGGCAAACAGCGCGCGGCATCTGGCACCGTTAACCAAATAGCAGGCGAAAGCCAAGTCACGGTGTACCGTTGTGATGGTGTAGCAGGGCCAGCAGGGCCAGCAGGGCCAGCAGGTGGTTTGCTTGCGTCTAACAACCTGTCAGACGTTGCAAACGCGGGGACATCAAGAACAAACCTCGGCCTTGCGATTGGCACCGACGTGCAGGCATACGACGCGGACACGCTCAAGGCAGACACGACGGCAAACCTCACGGCAGCGTTCACAGCCGCAATTGATGACGACGGCACGATAACGACAGGAACCTACACGCCCACCACGGCGGCAGGGTCGCAATATAAAAAGATCATTGGTGGTGGCGCGTTTACATTGGCACCACCTGTTGTTGCGACCAACACAGCCACCACGCTTTCCCTGTTCATCATCAATAATTCCAGCGCGGGGGCAATCACGACAAGCGGTTTTGACAAGGTTGCGGGCGACGACTTCACAACCACAAACGGGGATAAGTTCTCTTGCCGAATTGAGGTCAATGACATCGGCGGGACGGAGTATTCGACCCTTACTGTGCTGGCAATGCAATGACTTTGATTTTACCAATGATCGGGTCGGGTTACATCCCAGCGGGCGGGGGTGGCACTCCTAACAGCACAATCTTATCCAGCTTTGCAACGTCTTCATTGCAACCATCTGGACTAGCTTACGATGGGACTAATCTAATTAGTTGTGATTACTTCTCTGACACAATCTATATTCACGATGGTGTTTCATCAACAATTCTTTCAAGTTTTGCTTCGCCTTCATCGCAACCATTTGGACTAGCTTACAATGGAACTAACTTGATTAGTTGTGACAGAAGCGGCAGCACAATCTATATTCACGATGGTGTTTCATCAACGATTTTATCCAGCTTTGCTTCGCCTTCATTGCGGCCATATGGACTAACTTACGATGGAGCCAACTTGATTAGCTGTGATTTTGATTCCGACACAATTTACATCCACGATGGTGTTTCGTCTACAATCTTATCCAGCTTTGCTTCGCCTTCGTCGCGGCCATCTGGACTAGCTTACGATGGGACTAACTTAATTAGTTGTGATTTCTTCTCCGACACAATCTATATTCACGATGGTGTTTCATCAACAATTCTTTCAAGTTTTGCTTCGCCCTCATTGCTACCATCTGGACTAACTTACGATGGAGCCAACTTGATTAGCTGCGACCAACTCTCCGACACAATCTACAAGCATGGAAATTCATAGAGGGTAAACCATGAAACTAGCACACATCAAAGACGGAAAAGTAATTCGCACTTACCACGGCACGGGGCGGGTGACGTTTGAAAACGGCGACACAGTTTCACCGCCGACCGCTGGCGTCCACGGGATCGAACGGCTTATTCCTGTTGTTGATGTAACGGTGGACAACTCGAAAACCACACGCACCAAATCGGCAACGGTTGAAACGGTAGAGGCAGACCGCGTTCTGCGCACGGTAACTGTTTCAGACATGGATATTAAAGACATCCGTGCGAAAAAGTCCATCAGCAAGGGTGATTTTTGTAAACAGCTTATCAACTTTGAGGTGTTATCTAGCTATGACGGAATTTCAGCTTCCAAGGGAAATTGGCCTAATGCAATGGATGAGTTCCTTGAATACATGAGCGACGACCAAAAGGTAAGCGCCCAGATTGAGTGGTCAACGGCACAAAGCGTTGAGCGAATGCACTGGCTAGTATTGTTTATGATTTCAATGGATGTCATGACAGAAACTGCGGTTGATGCTTTGTTTACAGACGAAATGCAGTTTAATGCAAATTGAAACAAAATCATATCCAAAGAATGTAGTATGGAGACCCATGCCTGGATCTCAAGAAGCGTTCTTGTCTTCCACCCCTGTCTTCGAGGTGTTGTTTGAAGGGACAAGAGGTGGAGGGAAAACAGACTCTCTCCTTATGTCCTACTGTATGCACGTCGGCAAAGGTCACGGCGCTGGGTGGAAAGGTATTCTGTTTCGTCAAACCTACAAGCAGTTGACCGATGTTATCTCGAAGACAAAAAAGTGGATCCCGCAGATCTGGCCTACTGCGAAGTTCAACCACTCCGAGCATACGTGGACTTGGCCAACTGGTGAGCAGCTTCTTCTACGACAGTTTGCAAAAGAAAATGACTACGATAACTATCACGGTCACGAGTATCCATGGATTGGTTGGGAAGAACTCTGTAACTGGCCTAACGCTAAAGGCTACAAGAAAATGATGTCTACCTGCCGCTCATCTGTGAAGGGTATGCCTCGTATGTGTCGCGCGACAACGAACCCATCGGGTCCAGGTCATAATTGGGTAAAGAATCGTTTCAAACCACAGAGCCTCAACATGATAGTTCGTCGTGACCTCATGGATGAAGATGGGGAAAAAGAACCACCGCGTCTCAGCATTAAATCTCACATTGACGAAAACCTAATACTTCTTGAAGCAGATCCAGAATACAAACAGAAGATTGCCGCATCAGCCGATAACGAAGCCCAGAAGAAGGCTTGGTTAGACGGTTCATGGGATATCGTATCCGGAGGAATGTTTGACGATGTATGGGATCCTAAGTACAATGTTGTCTTACCGTTTGATATTCCCTTTAATTGGAAGATCACTAGAAGCTTTGACTGGGGTGCGAGCAAGCCTTTCTCTGTGGGCTGGTGGGCGATCAGCAACGGAGAAGACGTACAGCTACGGGATGGAAGTTGGAGAAGCACCATTCGGGGAGATGTATTTCGTATTCGAGAATGGTATGGATGCCATGACAACCGTCCGAACGAAGGGCTTAATATTCTGGCATCAGAGATCTCCGAAGGTATTGTCAAGAGAGAAATGGAATGGGGTTGGAGAGAAAGAGGAACAACTTGGTGCCGTGTCCGAGCAGGTGTTGCTGATTCGCAGATATTTGCTGCTGAAAACGGAAATTGTATCGCCACGGATATGAAAGCCAAAGTGAGACTAGATGATGGGAACAGATATCCTGGAATTATGTGGAATGCGGCTGATAAACGTCCTGGATCTCGTGTAACCGGCTGGACTCAAGTGAGACAACGTATCAGAAACGCTGGTCCCAACGTAAAGAAAGATGAAAAAGGTGAAGTTATCGCTATTTTCCCTCGGGAGAAGCCTGCTTTATTCGTTTTCACTACGTGTACAGCTTTTATTGAGACTTTACCAGTTCTTCCTCGTGATGAAAAGAACCCAGACGACATAAACACTGACGCAGAAGACCATGTCGCTGATGAAGTTCGCTATTTTGTTCGCTTTGTTGGGCAAACTGGAACTTCTGGAACAACGACAGGTGCTCATTGACAAAAAGTGATTGTCAAACCAATTAGATACAGGTATGCTCTTCTTTATGGATAATTCTCTCACTCAAAATCACCCTTCTTACACGGAACACCTTCCAGACTGGAAGCAGATGCGTGATACGTACAAAGGTGAGAAGCGAGTTAAGTCTCGAAGTACTGAATATCTTCCTGCTACGTCATCTCACATTTTAGATGGTTATGGAAAAGAAGCAAAATCCACAGGATCTACCGCTTACGCAGCTTATTTGAAAAGAGCTCGTTATCACAACTTTGTTCGTGAAGCTGTGCAGATGGCAGTTGGTATGATGCATAACCAACCTCCGAAAATAGAATTACCTGACGGAATGGAAGACATTCGCTCCAGTAAAGGCGAAAAACTTGAAGACTTACTCCGCCGAATCAATTCAGAACAGCTTCTTGTTGGCCGCACTGGTATTATGGCAGATTTACCTCTTGTTCCCGGCTCTGGGCCAGATTTACCTATTCTATCGTTGTATGGAGCAGAACGTATCATCAATTGGGACGTCGGCACCACTGATCTAAACAAAGACTCACTAAACATGGTGGTCTTAGACGAAACTGCTTATATTCGCAAAAATAACTTCATGTGGGATCTCACAACCCAACATAGAGTTCTTATTCTCGGTGAACCAGATGATAACCAACAAATCGGAACTTACAGCCAAGCATTGTTTCGTGACAGCGCATTTGACGAAGATGAGTTGAAGAGACCTTCCTACAAAGGTCGAGAACTCAATAAAATTCCGTTTGTGATCGTAAACTCTGTTGATGTTACCGCCGAGCCAGATGATCCAGTTCTTTTGGACTTGAGCAACCTTTGTCTCACCCTATTTAGATCAGATGCAGATTATCGTCAAAATTTGTTTATGCAGGGGCAAGATACTTTCGTTACTACCGGAGCACAACTGGAAGAAGGAGATGCTGTCCGGACCGGTACAGGTGCTCGCTTAGATCTTCCATTGGGTGCGACAGCGGAATTTGTTGGCGTAGAAGGCAAAGGTCTAACAGAGCAACGTGAGGCTATCGACAAGTTAGAGAGCCGTGCTGGTACTATGGGTGCGAATACTTTAGACAGCACTAGTCGCGAGCGTGAAAGCGGCGACAGTATGCGAATCCGCGTCGCGAGCCGCACAGCAGACCTCAACCAAGTCGCAGATGCTGGCGCTATGGCACTCGAAGATATTCTTAAAACATGTGCTGTTTGGATGGGTCTAGACCCAAAAGAAGTAAAAGTCACACCGAACAAAGAATTCGGCGAGACACCACTCACAGGTCAGACGATGGTAGAGATGGCAACTGCTCGCACCTTGGGTTTCCCAATCAGTGCCTCTTCATTACATACTCTTGCTCGCAAGCGTAAAATCACTGCGCTTACTTTTGAAGAAGAAATGGCAGCTTCTAAACTAGAGGAAGCTGAAGATCATCCTTTCAGAACACCAGAAACTGGTGATATGGCTGGACCTGATCAAAATTCTACTGGAGACAAAACAGACGATAAAAAGTCTGCCCGTAACAAAGCTAAGACAGGGGAATGATCCCCACTAACCACGGCCATGGAGCCGTTATATAAAGGAGACCGGACATGGATCCGATCGAACTAGTTTACCAAACAATGGCAGAAGTTCCTGTCACTTTCAAATCTCTTTACACTGAGCAAGACGGCAAAGCTGTGTTGACAGGCGTTATTGGCATGAAAACCCAAGTGGACGTAGACCGTGTCCAAGAAGGTCTTCGCAAAGAACGTGAAGACCACGCTAAAACGAAAGCTGATTTAAAGCCGTTCAAGGGTATGAACGCCGCAGAAGTTCAAGCTACGTTAGATCGCGTCGAAGAGTTGGAAGCCGCAAGTGGGGGCAAGTTGGATGATGAGGCAATCAACAAAATCGTTGAGTCTCGCATGAAACAGAAAACTGCACCTCTGGAACGGCAGATTGAAGAACTCACAACAGCGAATAGTGAGTTGACCTCAGACAACGATAAGCTGAACGGAACTATCACCACAGGCTCTCGTAACGAAGTTGTTCGTAAGATTGCCTCTGAGATGAAAGTTCATGGCACGGCACTCCGCGATATTGAACTCGTGGCTGCAGACTACCTCGAGAAAGATGAGACTACTGGTAAATGGATTGTTAAGACTGATGCTGATGGAGTCACTCCTGGGGTAGACGTAAAGCAGTTCATGCAAGAGATGCAGAAACAGCGTCCTCACTGGTGGCCTACATCTACAGGCGGTGGCGCTGTCGGCGGTATGGGTGGTGTCAACGGTGGTAAGAATCCATTCTCAGGTGATAATTGGAACGTTACTCAACAGGGCAAACTCATCAACTCAGATCGAGAGTTAGCTAATCAACTCGCAACTGCCGCTGGAACATCTATTGGTGGTGCTCGTCCTGCTTCGAGCAAATAACCTGTTGCTATCTTCTGCAGCGTGATGTAAATATATTGTCAAGGGCTTCCATGGGAGGCTCTTGACAAATTCTCTTCGGCTGGTCATGGGACTAGCAATTATCTAGCCATGAACATCTTAGGAAAGGATCCTCTTCAATGGCCTCTGGACACACTTCAATCTCGGACATCATTGTCCCCGAAATCTTCACTCCCTACGCTATGCAGGAAACTGAAGAAAAATCTCGCCTCATTCGTTCTGGTGCCGTAGTCTCCGATAGCGACATGGCCGATCTGCTAAATGGTGGTGGTCTCACTTTCAACATGCCTTCTTACGACGACCTTGACAACGACGAAGAGCGCGTATCTAACGAGAGTCAGCGAAACACTTTCACTGGAGGAGTTGTTGACCCCGATCCGAACAAAATCAGCACCCTGACAGAAGTTGCTGTTCGTCTTGAGCGTAACAACTCTTGGACTGCCACTCAACTCGCTAAGTTGATGTCGGGCGATGACCCTGCCGCTGCTATCCAATCTCGAGTCGCAGACTATTGGGTTCGTCGTCAACAGGTTGCTTTTGTCAACGTTGTTAACGGGGTTTTCGCAGATAACGCGGCTGCTCCAGCTGATGCTGAGCACGTTCAAGGTGATATGACCAACGACATCAAAGGTAGCTCTTACGAAGCTGGTGTAACTGACTTCTCCGCAGAAGCCTTTATCGACACTACGTTGACAATGGGCGACAGCATGGAAGATCTGTCGATGATCATGGTCCACTCAGTGGTCTACGCTCGCATGTTGAAAAACAACTTGATCGACTTTATCCCTGACAGTATTAACGGACGTGCTATTCAAGTTCCCACCTTCTTGGGTCGTGAAGTTATTGTTGACGATGGTCTTCCTGCTGCTGGTGGTGTTTACGAAAGCTGGGTCTTCGGCGCTGGTGCGATTGTTTTCGCGCAAGGTTCTCCGGATAAACCAACCGCGATTGACGATCAACCAGGAGCAGGTAACGGCGCTGGTCAAGAAATCCTCTACAACCGTGTTCGCTGGGGCTTTCACCCCAAAGGCCACGCTTATGAAGGTGCGACTCCAGCTGGTGGTCCAGCTAACTCGGTTCTTGCTACTGCTGCTTCTTGGAAACGTGTGTTCCCAGAGCGCAAGCAGATCAAGATGGCTCGTCTGATCTCTCGCGAGGCATAACTGAAAAACAGGGCGGAGCTTAGGTTCCGCCCAAATCTTATAAAAGGAGAAAACAATGTCTCTACTTGGGCTCTCCTTTCCTCCCTCCTGAAAGGTCGATACTATGGAAGATAAAATTATAGAAGCCCTTGGACTGATGGACGCCATGGATGACGAACAATGGACTGCGGACGGTGCGCCCAAGGTAGACTTTGTTGCCTCCTTGGGTGATTTTGAAAATCTGAAACGAGCTGACATCATCAACGCTGCACCAAAATTCTCACGAGTTAACTTCGACGTTTCCAAAGACGTTGATGAAGAACAACCTCAGTTAGATGAGGAAGTTGAAGAAAACTCCATGGGTTACGATCACCCAGATATCGTTAAAGCTCAAGAAGAGTTTGATGAAATCGTTTCTGCAGAAGCAAATTTCAAAGCAGAAAAGAAAAAACGCAGTGATGCACTAGCTGAGGTTACGGCTCGTTTGATGCATCAAAAAATCGATCCTCAAGCCAATCAACGCGAGATCATGCGGACCATCGCATCTTCTAATGCTGCTCGTGCCGGTAGAGTCGCTAACTTCCAAAAAAATCGATCCCTATTGCTTGATCAACATCCAGTGTCTCCGTTGGATCAATCAAAATCAGGTGAGAAGAAAGTTCGTCCGTTGATGAGAAAGTAATTACCATGAGCACTCTCGGTCAAAAACGCATGGCAGCGGCATTGTATCATGCTAAAAAGAACAGACTTTCTAAAAATACTTAACAGAGACCTGTTCTCCATAGATGCTCTATTCGCAGGCGGCACTGAAGGTATGACCCGTCTGACCTATCCACGATGTTCCAAGATAGCGCAGGCACCACGCCTGTAACGATATCGGGGCACCGATACAATCAATGAAGAAATGAAATTGATCGGTGTTTCCCTGATTAACGCTGACACGATCCAAAGCCCGTCACGGGTGTTCTTGTAGAGATACAGCAAGAAGTTTAAGGGAATAGGTGCAATAATGACAATCATCGTAGAAGATGCAACTGGACTATCGACTGCTGAGAGTTATCTATCATATTCTGATTATGTTACTTATTGGTCTGATCGTGGAGTCGCAGTTTCCGAGACAGAAGCTCAGATTGAAGTTCAGTTACGTCTTACTACGGAGTACATCGATCTTCGCTGGGGTGATAAAGCTCCTGGACTTACGATCTCTGAAACTCAAGCTCTGTCTTATCCAACGGACTATTTCATAGTTGATCCTGTAGCACTACCTGTTCAGCTCAAGAGAGCTATGGCAGAGTATCTTCGTTATTCTCTTACGAACACCTTGTTCATAAACAACACAGCGATCAATGGTCCAGGTATAATCTCTCTTACAGAGAAACTGGGACCGATTGAGACTAGAACTGTTTGGTCTGGATCAGGAAATGGCTCTGTTGGGCGTAAATATCCAATAGTCCCCAAAGCTGATAGTCTTATGCGTCAAATAACACTGGGAAGTTCTAATGGAGGTGTTATCCGCTAATGTTTGATTATTATAAACTCGCAGAAACTTCGGAACGTTTGATCACTGATCGTGGACGTAGCATAACATTTATTCAGAATCCCGAGACACCTGTAGATTCGACTAAACCTTGGAAAGCCCAAACAGGAGCAGACGTCGTATTTACGACTAAAGCTGTCTTTCTTCCTCCTAGATCAGTTACTCAATTCGGTCTTTCCGCCCTTGGGCAAGGTACTGAATTTGAAGATTTGATTGCATCATCTGAGTATTTTGCTATCTTCTTTCCTGGAACAATTGATTGCCGTAATTTCATTAAAGTACAAGATGGGTTAGAAACATTTGGTATAAAAGCTATTCAGATTCTACAACCCGGAGACGTTCAATTACTTGGACTTGTTGGGATGCGTAGATGAGTCTTACTTATGAAGAAGCTGTCGACGATATAAATGCAATGATGTTAGCCGCATGGACAACAACTGGATATGTTCTTCGTTGGGATGACGTGCAAAAACAGATAGACTTATCAAATGATCCATGGGCTACATTCATTACAAGACACGCAACCGGATCTCAGAAAACTCTCGGTGGAGTAGGAAACCGAATGTTTGAGCGAACAGGAACAGCTATCGCTTCTATATTCACTCCAACAGGAAATGGCTTGTCAGACTCTTACATCTTAGCTAAAGTAGTGGCCAACGCATATGAAGGTAAATCATCTGATAATGGAGTGTGGTTCAAAAATGTTCGCATTCAAGAAATACCCAGTGAAGGTCAATTTCGTCAGTTGAACGTACTCATGGATTTTGAGTACACTGAAACAAAGTAAGGAGGCCTTAAATGGCACAGAAAAATAAAATTGACTCCAATATCACTGGCCTCGCATTCGCTGAGGAAGCTGTACTCGGTAGTCTTCCAGGTGAGAACGGTCAATCAGGAACTCCTGTTTGGCGATCACTGTCTCCAAACAGTTACAGTGATTTTGGTGGTGAGATTGTTAAGGTTTCGCCAAATCCAATCAATCCATCTCGTCAACGTCGGAAAGGTGTTACGACTGATCTCAACGCATCTGGTGGTATCAACTCTAACCTGACGTTTTCAAGTCTGACCAATATGATGCAGGGTGTTATGTTTGCTGACGTGCGAGAAAAAGGTTACGAAGAGCCTAGTGCTGTGACTGGAACACTTTTTGAAGTGACCTCGACTACTGGTTTTCTTGTCGGTTCTTTGATCAAAGGTCAGAATTTCGCTAACCTCGGTAACAACGCTCTGCAAGTCGCAAGCGCGATTGTATCAGATACATCAGTCGCAGCCGCAGCTACGACCGCAGAAGCTTCTCCTCCTTCTACAGCTAACATTCGAGTAGTTGGTTTTGAAGCTGCGACAGCTGACTTAGACGTTGACAACTCAGGAACTCTCCCTGCAATCACTTCTACTACTCTAGATTTTACAACTCTTGGTATTGTTCCAGGACAGTGGGTTTTTGTTGGTGGTGATCTCGCTGTTGAGAAGTTTGTTAACGCTGCGAATAATGGTTTCAAACGTATTCGAGCAATCACAGCAAATCGATTGACATTTGATAAATCAGATGTTACTATGGTAAACGAAACTGGTACTTCTCTTGATATCCGTTTGTTCTTCGGTGACGTACTTCGTAACGAAACTGGAGCTCTTATCAAACGTCGTTCTTATAACGTAGAACGCCTCTTGGGTGCTCCTGACGACAGTTCCGGCAATATTCAAACTGAAGTTCTAGTCGGTGCCGTTCCGAACGAATTCACATTGAATGTACCTTCTGCTGATTTGTTAAATGCAGATATCACATGGATGGCAACTGATAACGTTCAACGTGATGCCGACACTGGACCTAAGCAGAGCAGCATCGTCGCACCGTTCACTTCTAAAGAATACAACACTTCTAGTGACATCAGTCGTATTCGGTTGTCTGCAGTCTCAGATACTGATGCGGCTCCTGCTGCCTTGTTTGCTTTCGTTACGGAAGCCACGATCTCTATCAATAACAACGTAACTCCGAACAAAGCGGTTGGTACTCTTGGTGCGTTTGATGTGACTGCTGGTACATTCGCTGTCTCTGGTAACCTCACAGCTTACTTCTCAAATGTTTCTGCTGTGCTCGCGGTTCGTAACAACTCAGATGTCTCATTAGATATTGGTTTTGTTCGTGACAATCAAGGTATTATCTTCGATCTTCCCCTTATCTCTCTCGGTGACGGTCGGCTCTCGGTTGAAATTGATCAACCAATTACCCTGCCTTTGTCAACCGAGGCTGCGTCTGGTGAAGACATTGATGCAACTCTAGATCACACGTTGTTGATCACTTACTTTAACTATCTTCCAACAGCAGCTTAATAAACTCAAGAGGATACCTTCGTTGTGAAGGTGTCCTCAATAACCAAAGAAGGAATATAATATGGGAATGTACGACACTTTTGAGACGGATCCGGAACTTGAATCCAAAGGCGTTTGGATTGATTATGGGGATTTCCGCGTTCTTCTTGCTTCTGCTGGGCAAGGTAACAAGAATTATGTCAAGTACGCTGAAAAGAAGCTCAAGCCTGTTCGTCGTGCTCTTGAGTCTGGAGCTCTGAGTAACGATCGTTCTCAAGCACTCATGGCTGACATATATGCCAAAACAGTTATCCTTGCTTGGGAAACTATGCAAGGTAAAGAGATGAAATCTGGTATCGAAAGCCCAGACGGGAAAATCCTTCCTTTCAACTCTGCTAATGTCGAACAAGCTCTGTCAGCTCTTCCGCGAATGTTCACAGATATTCAAGAACAAGCTGCTTCTCTTGCCAACTACCGCAAGGCAGAGTTGGAGAATGATACAAAAAACTCGTAGAGTTCCTGTGTTATCAGTTAACACAGGGACCTTCTGAACAAGCGATTATTGAGCAATGCACTAGGGCGGGTTGGGATCTACCAGAAAAGATAGCCAACGCCCCTAGTCTTCTTCCCGGCCTTGAGTTATACTATATAGGGTTTCATGATCTTATTGCCTCTAGGCAAATGGGTATGAGTGCTGGACCAATATGGTGGACAACTATTCAAGAGTACTGCGAAAAAAGTGGATGCGACGACGAACAAATAGAGGCGATGCACACACATTTGAAAGATATGGACTTAGCTTATCTTAAGCAAATTGGGAAGAAAACTTGAATGGCTACTCTAGCTCAATTCTCTAGAAACATCAGGCGGCGGGGTTCTCAGATTGAGAACTCCGCTTCTCGCATTGTTAAAGCTGTCTCTGTGCGTTCTTTGAAGAGTCTTGTTCGAAACACTCCTGCTGACAAAGGCGTCGCTCGTTCAAATTGGCGAGTGGGTATTGGTGCTCCTACTAGATCTGTTATCGATGCGTATTCTCCAGGAAAGAATCTTGGTATTGGTGAGAACGCAAATGCTTCTGCTGCCATCAACGCTGGACGAGCTCGCATAAACTCATTACGATCTTCTACAAGAGGTCTAGAAACTTCTATCTATATCAGCAATGCTGCTCCTTACATAGAGAAGCTAAACTCCGGTTCATCTAAACAAGCCTCTGCAGGTTTTATTGAAATTGCTCTGTTGGAAGCTAAGGTCGAAATCGCTGGATTTAGGGTGTTTGAACGCTAATGGTTACTGAGAATGTAGACATCAGATTTCGAGAAACTGGCGCAAGAGTAATCAAGCGCAGGATCGATGAAATAGGCGTAGCAGCCAACTCTGCTACTCGCGGCATCTTCTTGATGCAACGGGCTTTGTTCGTCTTGGGTGGAGCGGGAATCCTTCGTGGATTAACACGTCAACTTGATACACTAACTGAATACGAGAACAGACTTCGTTTGACATCATCTAGTGCAAAAAATCTAGACTCGATACAGCGTCGTTTGTTTCAAACAGCTAGAGATAGTCGTACTGGATTTGAAGCTGTTGCTGAAATTTATAGCAGGACAGCACTCTCCGTGCGAGAGCTTGGTATCTCTCAAGCTGAAACGATAAGGTTTTCAGAAAGCCTTAGTAAAGCAACTATCATATCAGGTGCATCAGCCCGAGAAGCTCATGCAGCTCTTGTTCAGCTTGGACAAGGTATGGCCTCAAACACATTGCGGGGAGACGAACTTCGTTCTGTTCTTGAACAACTTCCATTTGTCGCTGACGTTATATCTAAGAGTCTTGGTGTAACTCGTGGTGAATTACGAATTCTTGGTGAAGAAGGTAAAATTTCAGCGCTGACTATTCTCAAAGCGTTCCGAGAAGCTGAAACAGAAATAGATCAACTTTTCGCAAACACGATGCCAACTATAAGCCAAGCACTATCAATCGCCAATACAAACTGGCTAGAGTTTCTAGATAGTATCGATGACTCAACTAATGCTTCTGGAAAACTCGCTCGGGCGATCATAGTTTTATCAAATAATATAGGTCTTATACTTGGTACAGTAGCAACATTGACTGTGGCTCTCGCTGCTGTATTCACAGGTAAAGCTATCACAGGTATCAGTAACTATATTCTCAGCTTAAGAGGGGCCGCACTTGCGTCTGGTCGTCTGCTTGAAGTAGAGAATCTCAGATCTTTATCATCAGTTCGTAACAATGCCTTAGTCGTAGCTCAGAATGCCCAGAGACAAGTAGAACTTTCTCAGCGTCTAGCTCTCTTGGGTGTACTAAGATCTAATCTTAAACTAACAGTTCTTGATACTCAATTTACGGTGGTTAACGGGAGAGCTCGTAACATCGCAACAGGTAAATTCGTTGCTCTAGAAGTAGCTAAAACCAATCTCGCTAGAGTAACACAGAAACTTTCTATTGTAGAAAACATTGAACTCACGACTGCTGGGAGGCTTGCCACAGCAAGGGCAGCACAAACAGGGGCCACCAACACCCTAGCGGGGGCCAACGCCCGTTTAGCGGGTGCACAAGCGGCGCAGGGGGCTATGGCGGCAAGGTTAACAGCTCTATTTCCAACTATGGCAGGGGTAATAGGTCGCCTAGCTGCTTCTGTTGGGTCTCTGGTCGCTTTCATTGGACCTATCGGGTTGATCGCTGTTGCTATCGGTGCGGTAGTAGGCTTGTTCGTTTTACTAGCGAACAAAATAAAGGTCACCGCGGATAATGTGGTCGGTCTCAGAGATTACGTAGTCTCCGCACTTCAACTTATGAAAGAGGTCATCTCTCCGGTAACGACTCTTATTGTAGAAGGTTTTGGTAGAGCAGTGGGATACGTTCTAGGTTTCTTTGCTGATCTTTCTACGGTTTTTGTAGAAGCGATGAAATCTTTAATTAAGGCAGCATACGACGCTTTTACATTCATCCCTAGATTAGTAGTTGCTGTCATTACTGGAATCATCGACGTTTTCCTACAGTTAGGTCCAGGAGCAGGATCAGCTTTAGACGCAGTCGTAGATATATTCGTGACGGGATTCGAAGCCGTAGGGAATATTGGTGTCGCAGGTATTCAAAAAATCATTGATGCTTTTAATTTATTAGCGAATACTGGCGCTGGTGATTTACTAGGGTTGAGTGAGATTGATTCTCTTGAAAACATAAATCTCGATAGATTGAGAACTAATTTTGGTGATGGAGGCGTTGGAGCGGGTGAAGCTTTCGCCGCAGGTTTCACTAAATCTTGGGAATCTACTTCTTTTGATTCCGCTGCTGAAACAGTTTCTTCTGCTTTACAACCTCTAAATCAAGCAATCATAGATAGAGCACGAGAAAACATGGCCGCAGCAGAAGCGGAAGCTTTAATGCGACAGACAGAAATTGATACGTTAACTCCAGACAATAGTAATCCAAATAACACTGGTTCTGGTTCTGGTTCTGGTTCTGATAAGAATTTTGCTTCTATTTTAGCTAACATGAATAAAGAAATTGATCTTCTTAAATTAACTGCACAAGAGAGAACAGTTCTACAGGGTATCTTGAAAATAGAAGAAGAGCTGAAAAGAAATTTAACTGACCAAGAAAATCTTTTGGCTGTATCAACTCTTAGAAGTCTTGAAGTAGCTAAAGAGTCTGCCTCAATATACGAAGAAATCAAAGGTCCATTAGATAGTTACACAACCAGTCTCGAAGCTTTGTATCTTGTACTAGACACAGGAAGAATATCTCAAGATGCGTTCAATGTTTCTTTAGCTTCGTTGAATCAAACTATCTTAGAAACTGTGACGCAATCAGGAGATGGTTCGTTCGCGGACGGTTTCCTCTTGGGTATATCTCGAATGACAGAAGGAGTTAGAACATTTGCTGCTTCTAGCGGTGAAGTGTTCTCTGACTTCTTTGGTTCTCTCACAACAGGATTCGCTGATAGTGTTGGTAAAGCTATCGTTTTCTCAGAAAACTTAGGTCAGGCTTTGAAAAGTGTAGCCCAGAACGCTCTGGCTTCGTTGATCTCAGGGTTAGTGGAGATGGGAATCCAGTGGTTACTGAACGCAGCTCTTGGACAGTCAATCGCTGTTGCAGCAACGGCTGCTTCCGTAGCGACTGCCGCCACAACTGCCGCCGCTTGGGCACCCGCCGCTGCTCTGGCTTCTCTAGCAACTCTAGGAACGAACGCTGCTCCTGCCGCTGCTGCAATCGCTTCAACCGTAGCTCTTAGCACTGGTCTTGCTGCTGCTGGGGGATTTGCAGAAGGTGGTTTAATCACAGGACCAGGAGGTCCGAAAGAAGATAAAATACCAGCTTGGCTATCTAACAGAGAATTCGTGGTAAATGCTGATGCAACCTCTAAAAATCTTCCATTGCTAAAAGCCATAAACTCAGGTATGGATGTATCCAGACTTCTACCTTCTTTCGCTTCTGGGTCTAGTAGCGACAAGCCGAGCATGACTTCTGGGGGAATGAAAGTTTCTGTTCATAACTATACAGGGCAGAATGTTAAAGTTGAACAGATAAGTAAAGATGAGATAAGGATTATAGCTGGAGAAGAAGCTGAGAAAAAAATAAACGAGGTAACTCCAGAAATTGTAGCTGGTCAGCTAGTTGATTCGAACAGCACAATTTCATCAGCTTTTTCTGAGAACACAACTGCTGAAAGAAGAAGATAATGGAACATTATAATCTCATCCCAGACGTAAGTGGTTATGGAGCTACTTTCGGAACAGGATTAACATCAATAGATACAGATGGAGGTTTTCCTAGACTAAGAGCTGATCAGTTAATTGAACCAACCGAGTTTTCTGTAACTTGGGTCATGACTGTATCACAATACTTAGAGTTTTCTTACTTTTTTCAAAGAAAGATTTCTAAAGGTAGTTCTTCATTTACTGTAAATTTGATATCAATTCAAGGTAATGTCGAGCTACATAACGCTCAATTCGTTCCGGGGTCAGTAAGGCTAACAGATGCCACTGGTCTTAGAAGAATTGTCCAAGCCTCTATCCTCGCTGTTCCTTCAGTTGAATATTCTTCTGTGTTTATTATCTCAGACAGTATAGGAGAGTTAGCTGATGTAGACCAATGGTTGCTTTCTTTAGAAGAGTTGGTTAATGTTAACACTCAAGGGGGACTAGGTGTCTGATTACTCTGAATTCTTTTTATCTTCAGCGAGTTCTGTGGTGCAGCTAGAGACTTTTGAGCTAAGTCATTCTTCTTTCACAGAAACTTATCGTTTCGTAAGAAATGCGATCGGTGGAGTAACTGTGATTGATGAAAACAGTGTCTCTAAAGTGTTCGAATATTACCCAGCAAAAATAACTCCTCTTGGGAGTTCTGGAACTTTAGATCAATCAATAAACATTTCTCTTGGAGACTTAGGTGAGATAATTCCACTGGAGTTAGACGCAGTAAATGCTTCTGATACTTGGGAAGAAAAGCCAAAAGTAATCTACAGAACATACAGGTCAGATAATCTAAGCGTTCCTCTTTTTGGTCCAATAGAGTTAGAAGTTTCTAAGCTTAGTTTCAACAAGAAAGGTTCTAGCTTCGATGCCTCTGCACGTAGTTTTAACAATTTGTCAACCGGTATAATATTCGATTATATCAATTTTCCTGGACTGAGGGGTTATCTGTGAGTTTAGATTTTTTGTATTGGCAGGAATATCAAAAAGGAAGTCACACTTGTTGGGATTTCGTAGTGTTAGCTTGGAAAGAGCTAACTGGTATTGATTTGTCTCTACAAGCTGACTTTCCGGAAGGTCTCTCTAATCAGATGAGATTTTGGAAAAATCAGAGAAAAAGATTAATTCTTCTGAAAAAACCAAAAGATCCATGTATAGTTTTTCTTTTTAACGCTAAGAGAAATCCTCATGTTGGTGTATTCCACAAAGGAAGAATCCTTCACTTAGATGAAAACGGACCTACTGCCCAAATGAAATCAACAGTCTCAATGTTTTATAATAAAATGGAATTTTATGATGCCCCAACTACTGATCAGTGACAATCCACTGCAAGTCTCAGATTGGGAAATGGTCAACTGTAAGAGCATCGGCGAAGAGTTGTCCAAAAGGTATGATAAAATGCCTGATGGAGCTCGTCTTTTCTTAGGTCAGGTAAGTAATCATACAGATATAACTCCAAGGAATAAAGAAGGAGTAGAAATTCTTGATTCACTCCCTGAAGACTCTAGAGTCATATTCGTGAACTTTCCCGGTAATCCTGTTTTAATCCTTATAGCTGTGGTTGTCGCTGTCGCTGTTGCAGTAATTCTTCTGGTACCATCAATACCTACGGTTAACCGTAGAAACTCTCGTCCAGGTTCTTCAACCAATAGTCTAGTTTCAAGGACTAATGGTCCAAGACCTCTTGCTAGAATTAACGACTGTTACGGACAAGTAAGGATTATCCCAGATTTGGTTGGTCCGACCCTTACTAGGTACGAAAGTAATAAAGAAGTTGAAATTTCCCATCTCGTGTTGGGTCGTGGGGAATATGACATAGCTGATATAAGAGATGGATCAACAGAGTTGGCAAATATATCAGGAAGTAGTCTTCAAGTCTATGGTCCAGGAACGAGCGCAAGCACTAATATATCAAACTCAGATTCTCCTGTTCTTTCTATCGGGGATAGTATAACCTATGGTGTTTTTACCGCTCATAGAATGAACGAGGTTAATGGTCAGGAGTTAGAAGCTCCTAACTTAAACACTTTCGTTGGTAACAACAGATTGATTTTTGAATGGCCAGATGGAATCAGAGAGTCTGGAACTTCTGGTGCAACTATTGAATTTGATACTTATTTTTCCGCAGGAGATACTATCAGTTTAGACGCTAGCTCAGTAGAAACAATTACTTCTGGGGGAAGTGTAGTTTTGAATTTGTCTGGTACTTACGAAATACTAAGTTCTGATGCAGGAGCGATAACTCTCGTGAATCCTTCTTCGGTTAATTCTGCGTGGAGTGACATAGGAGACGCTACGACTGATGAAAGCGAAGTTTCTAGCGGAACTTTGATAGGTCTTGTTTCGGATGTATGGGAAGGTCCCTTCTTCATTGGGCAATATGTTAATCCCACGAGCATTGTCTGTAATTTCACTGCTCCTCAAGGTCTTTATAAAGATAATGGTAGCTTACAGACTTCTACATCAGTTATTTTACAGGTAGAAATAACAGAGTGTGACTCAACAGGCACTAACACTGGAACTCCTGTAGTTCATGGGGTTACAATCGTTGGAAGTAACAAACTTAAATCTCAAAGAGCAATTACTTTAGACATAGAAAGTCTTCCAGGAGATAAGTTTTACAACATAAGAGCTAGAAGAACTTCAGATTCGGATTTAGAATTTGATGGAACTGTAGTAGATGAAATTAGATGGAGTTCTTGTTTCGGAGTTAAGGATCATCCTGCTCATGTTTACGGAGATGTGACTAGTATAATCGCTAGAACTCTAGCTACCGCTGGAGCTCAGTCACTTAAAGAGAGAAAATTGAAT